ACCGATGGCTTCCGATCGTCTTCGAGCTTGACAGCCGTAACGAATGGAAAGACGAAAGATGCTGGCCCAAGGCGAACCCGGGGCTAGGCCCGATCAAGAAGGTCGAGGCTCTCAGGAAGCACGTTAACGAGGCCAAGCAGAACCCTGCAAAACTGCCGTCCGTGCTCACGAAGGACTTCAACGTTCCCGAGAACAGGGCGGTCGCGTGGCTGTCGTTCGACGAGGCGGTAAACGTCGAGCCGATGCCGTTCCCTATCGAAGAGAATCCCGGCAAGCCCGACGGCGAGAAGTTCCGCTACGGCATCGCAGGTTTCGACGCATCCGACACCACCGACTTGTCTGCCGCGTGCATGCTCATGATGCGCCCGAACGATGACAAGATCTACAAGCTGTCGATGTACTGGCTGCCCGAGGATTCACTGAAGGACGACGGCCTGCGCACCGAGCGCGACAGCGTCCCTTACCGCCTATGGGAGAAACAAGGACTCATAAGGCTAGTCGAAGGAAACAAGGTGCCGAAACACGTGTTCATCGACTGGCTCGAAGAAGTCAAGCGGAATTACGACGTATGGACCTACGCCATCGGCTACGACGCGTGGAGGATGTACGGAACCGACGCCGAGATGCTCCAGCAGTACGTCGGCAAGGCCAACGCCGAGATTGTAATCCAGGGGCCTAAGACGTTCTCTGACCCGATGAAGCAGCTCAGGGCAGACTACAAGGCAAAGCGCATCGTAAACGGCAACAACCCCATCGACGCATGGTGCCGAATGAACACGTCAATAATCGAGGACTCAAACGAGAACATAAGGCCGGTGAAGGTAAACAAGCAGGCGAAGAACCGTATCGACGGCTTCATGTGCGAGCTTGATGCGTACATAGCCTACCTGCGTCACAAGGACGAGTACGAGGCGATTCTCTAGGAGGCGATATGGAGATAGGCGAATGCAGGGACTGCTGCTTCTTCAAGAAGACGAGAGAGTGTCCTAGCGGGCTATACGAGGGCGCGTGCCACCGCTACCCTGACCCGCGAAGCCACATGGAATGCTATTGGTGCGGCGAGTTCGTGCGCCGATGCGGAGAGGGCGTGTCGTCCTGCGACGCCTGCGAAGACGGCCAGGCCGCAGAGACGGTGCACATCGCTAAGGTCAACGGAATCTTGCGGAACGCCGACCTCGAACGCCTGAGGGAGCTCATCGAGGGGCAGCTCGGCGGCAGGGTCGTCGTCATCGACGACCGCTTCGAGTACGTGGCGCAGCTCGAGCCGACAGACGCGTCCGACCTCGTGCAGCTCATGTACGACTTCCTGAACGGCAAGGCGGTGGAATGCGAATGAAACTGCGCGAATGCTCGATATGCGGCTCGCACGTGGAGCCCACGTACCTGGACGTCAAGGGCCGCGGCACGCTATACGGCGCCGAGTGCGACGAGGGCCATTCCATACCCGCCGTGTTCGGCACGAAGAACCGCGCGGCACAGGCATGGAACGAGTGCCAGGACTTCGTCGAGAGGTACACGGAGGAGCAGGCATGAACGACGAGTGGGACGACCTCATGCCTGACAGCGGCGAGAACGGCATCACCGTGCTGGAGGCGGTCTACGACGTGGTCGTGTTCTTCGCGAAGATCGTCGGCGTGCTGCTGGTCGCGGCCGCCGTGGTGGGCGCATTTGCCTACTCGATCTGGAGAGAGATAGCGATATTCACATTCCTTACGAGCTGACGGAGGCAAACATGGAAAAGCACGCGCTCTACTCATGCACCAAGAACATGTACGGCGACATGGTGACGGCCGCCAAGTCCCTCATCGCGAACAGCGACGTGGACAAGGTCTGGTTCTTCACCGAGGGCGACTTCGATTACTGGGTTCCCGATATGTGCGAGGTCGTCGACGTGTCGGGACAGGAGTTCTTCCCGCCCGACTCGCCGAACTACAAGGGCTGGGCGTCGCACATGGCGCTCATGCGCGCGCCGCTCGCCCTCATGGACGAGTTCTCTGACCTCGACCGCATACTGTCCCTCGACGCCGACGCCATCTGCATCCGCAACGTGTCCGACATATGGGACATGCCAATAGACGGCTGCTACTTCTCGGCATCCCAGGAGACGGCCATCACGTTCAAGTGGATGGTCTACTGCAACGTGGGCGTCATGCTGCACAACCTCGACATGCTGAGGAACGGAAAATGCCAGGAGATCGTCGACTGCCTGAACTGGCACGCATACCTCAACGACATGCAGGACGTGTACAGCTTCCTGTGCCAGGGCCACATCCACTGCATGCCGAGCGAGTACAACGTGAACAGGTTCACCGAGGCCACGAACGTAACGCGAATCCGCCACTTCGCCGGAGACCCTGCCGACTACTGGCGCAACCACGAGTACACGGTCAAGTATCGCGAGATGCCGTGGGACAGAATCATGGAGCTGCACGACGAGATGGTGTCCAAGCATGCCTAGCCTGATGGTGAGCGTCCCCACCTACGGCGGAGGCATAAAGCCCGCCTGCGCTGAGGCTATAGGCAACGCCATCGACGTGGCCGAGTCCGCCGGGCTGCTGGACAGGGTGGTCCACCGACACGTCGGCGGGTACGGCATAGCGCACGCGCGCAACATCATGGCGCGCTCCGCAATCGACGAGGGCGTCGACTACCTCTGGATGGTCGACTCGGACGTGGTTGTGCCGCCGTGCGCCCTGGTCCACCTCATGTCGCACAGGGCCGGTGTCGCCATGGGCTGGTACGTGCGCGGCATGAGCGACGACGGGGCCACGTGCGCCATCAGGCGAGGGTGCATAGGGTTCTCTGACAGCTACGCTGCGGGCGAGCTTGTCGAGATCGGGAAGGCGGCGGAGCCGGTGGTGGCGGTGAAGGGCAACGGGCTGGGATGCGCGCTCTTCCGCCCGCAGGTGTTCCAGAAGGTGCCGAAGCCGTGGTTCAAGTTCGTCGACCATCCCGACGGGACCGCCATGGGAGAGGACTACTGGTTCTGCAAGCAGTGCGCAGACGCCAGGGTCGCGCTATACGTGGATGCCAGGGTCGGGTGCGGTCATATACACGACAGGGTGTTGGAGGCGAGATGAGCAAGAGGACGAGCACGGCGGTGGACGTGCTGTTCGTGATATCGGTCATAAGCGTCGTGATGTCGTTGGTCGCGTTCGCGGCGGGAAACCAGCATTGGCAGCTTTACTCGGCCGAAGCGGCGTGCTTCGCGCTGCTTCTCGCCGTCCTGCTGTGCGTGTACCCGGGAGGTGGCAGATGAGCGAGGTGCTGTTCGTGTCGCAGCTCCCGTTGGGGCGTTGCGAGAACCTGACCGCCGTATGGGACATGTACGATGGCGGCAAGGCGTTCCGCATGGGGACCGACAGCATGCGCACGGCGGAACGCGACGGCTTCTCCGTCGTGGTGTGCGACTGCCTGCCGAAGTACATCGATGGCAAGTCGTGCTGCAAGTCCGTCAACATCGGGCACGGCATAACCGGCGACAAGCTATACGGCGCCGACGAGAAGCACAAGCCCTGGTACGACCAGGCGGCTGCCGACCAGATCGACTTCGCGATAGCCACATCCGAGGCTGGCGTGCCCATCGTGGCGAGGCAGTTCCGCATACCCGAGGACCGCGTGCTGCCGCTCGGCATGCCGAGGACGGACGCATACTTCGAGGATGGCCCTGACCTGAGCTGCTTCAGCGTCGGGAGGGCGACAGTCTACCTCTACGCGCCGACGTTCAGGAGCTGCGACGGACGGCTTCCGCAAATCGACTGGGAGAGCGTCGGGTCAATGCTCGGCAAGAGAGAAATCATGGTCGTGAAACGCCATTACTTCACAAAGGAGCCTCTTGTCGTCGGAGACCACCCGCGTGTCAACGAGGTGGACCCCGACATGCCGTCGGCTCTATGGCTGCATGCGTGCGACGTGCTGCTCACTGACTACAGCTCGATCATGTTCGACGCGTACCTGCTCGGCAAGCCGTCCGTGCTGACCGTCGACGACCAGGACGAGTACCTCTCGAAGCGCGGCATGTACCACCCGTACCCGCATTTCTACGGCTCCAGGTGGCTCTACGCCGAAGGCAACGAGGAGGCGCTCGTCGCGATGCTCAGGGCGGCGGCCAAGAACGGAATGACCGACGTCGAGCGCGAGTGCGTGTCCACCGTTGCGGGCGCATGCGACGGGCATTCCGCCGAGCGCGTATGCGACCTGATTAGGAGCCTGCTATGAGCGATAAGGCTTTCCATCACCTCATGTCCATGGTGTCGGCGATGAAGTGCCCTAACTGCGGCGCAAACCTTTGCTACGAAGGCGGCTTGCATTGCGCTTACTGCGACACGTGGTTTGAAGAGAAAAAGCACCACGATTGGTTAGACGGGATCGAAGCGAAGCTGGCGGTCGGCGCTTATGAGGTGTTCGGCCAGGAGGAAGTCATCTTCTACAGCGACGGCGGGCCGTACTACTCGACGACGAGAGGATTGCTGTGAGCAAGAAGACGTACAGATGCGCCGCATGCGGCGTCAGGACGCCAGTGATCTTCGAGCACGAAGTCAGGGTGCGTAAGGTCGGAGAGCACGGGAGGCTCGAGGTCGTGGAGGAATGGAGCGTGGTCGGGCCGATGCTGTGCCCGATATGCCACAACGAAGCCGAAGAGGCGTTCACGAGGAAGGTTCGAGATATCAAGTCCAACTCGCGACTCGCCGACGACGGGAAACGCGATGACTAAGACCGCCACATGGCGCAACACTCCGTTCGCCAAGCCGTTCTACAAGTCGAGGGCGTGGAGTGACGTGCGCTCGCTCGTGATGGACAGGGCCCACGGGCTGTGCGAGAGGTGCGCCGAGAAGGGCGAGCTGAAGCCCGCCGAGGTGGTCCACCACGTCAAGCCGCTGACGGAGCGGAACGTGGGCGACCCTGAAATCTCGCTCAACCCGGACAACCTGATGGCGCTCTGCCACGACTGCCACACGGAGGTCCACCAGAGCCTGGGCGTCGGCGCGATGAACGGGCCGAGGAAGGAGGAGCCGCGTGTGCGGTTCGACAGCGAGGGGAACGTAATACCGCTCGAGAAGCCCAAGTTCCCAGGATGGGAGCCGGAGTCGCCGCAAGACGCGCTCGACGAAATCAGGCACCTCGACGAGTACCTCGAGG